CTAGAATTGTTAACAGCACAAGTTTTAGTTAATATAAAATAGTTGTTGACAAAGAATAAGTAGTGTGCTATAATCTTTTTAGAAACAAGATAACAGTTTTAAATGAAAGGAGAAACATATGTATACACTTAAGGAAGTTTTAGAATTAGTAAATGCAGGAGAAGATATTTATTGTGAATTATATCAAGGAGGAAGTTATATTTGTGAGGGTTGGCTTCAGGGATCAACTCTGAAACCTGATACAAAGATTGAGTCATACAGACTCGATTATGATTCGGTCGTTGAAGATTACCTGGTACTGCATCTTGCGTAAAGGAGTGATCTATATGACATTAAGAGATGTGTTACTAGCTTGTGGTAACCTAAAAAACCGTTCCCTGGTCATTATAACTGATGAACACGGAGAAGTCTATTCCAACACGGTTGAGGGTTGTTTCGAACAGAACCCGACTTACATGAAAATGGAAGTAGATTTTTTCAAAATTTTTCATTGTAAGAACGGCGACAAAATCATCTGTCTGATATAAGAAAAGAGGGCTATAAGCCCTCTTTCTTTTATAAGTTAACCGGCATCCAAGTCCAGTCCGCGGGAACTTCATCATTGTAGTAAATCGAATCACCATTTTCAAGAATGATGCAATTAGCGGCCTGTGCTGATAAAAGTTGATCTCCGTGGTTCACAAAGGTCGCGCCTTGCCCCCGCTGATAAACGATCACGGTTGAACCTGTGTCATTTACAACCGCATGTTCTGCATCAGCGGCGGTCGGTATAGTTTTACTGATTAACCGGATAGCAGGCTGTGAGAACTGTGATAATTGCCCTTTGATGTCGACGTTGCAAGTTTTATCAAGTGCAAGAACATCATGTGTTTTCGTGTTATTTTTGAGAAGCACAGAGAAATCATTTCTCAGCCCTTTGCACTCCAGAGCAGTGGCGTTGTTGAACAGAAAACAGTCATTGATATAGTTATCAGATGAGAGCATTTTCAGCGCAACGCCAACGGTGTTTGAAAAGATAAAACAATTCACAACTCTACTACCACCAAAGGTGAGATTTAAAGCACATACATCAACGCCGTTCGGATTGTTGAAACCCGTGCTTTCAATCTGCGTATTAAACAGGTAACATCCCGCATTATCCGTGCAAGCTGTCTTGCTGTTTGCATAAAAATGCGAATTGTTAATGATACTAGCGGTCGCGGTGTATTTTTCACTCTTTTCAAGTGATAAAGCGTCTCCGTTAAGATAAAACCAGCAATCATGAAAAATGCTGTCATGCGGGCCTTTCCAGATCACACCGATCGTATTATTGTAAAAGCGACACTTTTCAACGATCGTTTCCATGAATCCAACGTTACCCTCATCCGTTTCCGCCACGCCGCCCAGATACGTTGCCCATTCCGATACTAAGCCCTGTTCACAATTATGGATATACACATGTGACAGTAAATTGCGGTAACCGTACATCCTCAGACCGCCGTGGGTAATTGACAGATTGCACAGGATTGCATCATGGACACCGCCGGGAATATTACTGTTAACAAGATCTTCATAGCCAGCTGTTTTTACCAACCCCTCTATAACACTAGAATCGCTGTTTTCGCCGATTATTGTACAATCATTACTGATATAAAGACTGTCAACTTTGTACGTTCCTGCAGGGATGAAAATAGATTTATATTTATCCAGGGCGTTCTGGATTACCGCCGTATCGTTTGTAACACCATCACCTTTAGCGCCCAGAAGTTTGACGTTAACAAAGTTTGTAATTTTAAAGTTCACAAGCAGTTTTTCAATAATCTCGTCTGGAAGATTATTAAAATCTTCTCTCAATTTTTTCATTTCCTCAATTATCCAGTCAAGGTTGAGTTCATGAAAATTTGTGTACGGAAACTGGTCGAATAATCCCATTTCACATCCCCCTTTAATAAATTCTTAAACAAAACCGTTTTTTGAAATCATTGATAATGAAATCAATGATATTAAACACTGCAATTTCACGTTCGGCGGTAATCATCCGTTGCGTCATGGTCACACCGATGTTTCCGGTTTCCACCTGTTCATGAGTCGTTTCACCCGTGTTATTATCAGACGTTTCACGTGAAACATCATTTGTTTCACCGCCCATGTTCGCAATTGTTTTTGTGCCCTTATTTGTTACTTTTCCGCTTCCTGTGAAATCCTCTGTGCTTTCTGTGCTGTTGTTCTCGCTTGCCGTGCTGTTTGTTTTCTCCCGGTTCTGAAAATCGGTGCTGTCATAAGCACTGACTTTCCCGGTTCTTTCATCCTGCTCTGTGCGGGTGTTTGTGCCCGTTCCGGTTGTTTTATTTTGCGTGTCGCTAGTTGATGTAAATTCATCAGTAGTTGTCCCGTTAGCGTTCGTGGTTTTTGTTCCTTTTTCCGTTTCCGTTCTTGTGCCGCTTCCGGTCTGCCGTTCCGTCCAAGTGCTTTTTCCGTCTTTGTTCCAGATCGGATTGTACTTATAACAGATCGTGTTATACATTTTTTGCCACACTAGTTTTTCTTTCGCAGACCAAATTTTGATGATTCGCTTTAATGCGTTAAAGTCTGCATGAAGAATCTCAAATTCTGCACACTCAATCAGAAGATTTTCTACTACGCTCTGAGGATTGATGGCAACATCAGTGTAATAGGAATCCGCATAACCGGACGGTATCCCGTCCTTGTTCGGAAGATTTTCAATCAGACCATCCAGAAGTGATTCATCAAAATTATACAGTCCTAACAGGCTCATCGTTGCCATCTTCCGCACCCCCTTTATATCTCCAATTCACATCCAGTTTGATACCGAACATCTCCCGCACTTTTTCGCAGGATTCTTTCAGCTCTTCCAGCCAAAGGTCACATTTCGACCGGGTTTCCACCTTATTCGCGTTCACCTCATCGGTAATCAACCGCTCCTTTTTGTCCGTGTTGGCGTTCGGGATTCCAACGTCTGTGCAGAACATAGCTTCGATTTTACGCATGTCCGAAAGCACCTGATCTGCGATATAGTTTTGTCCGACATTCTGGTTGAACATCTGCCAGTTGGCCTTACCGTCGTCCCGGAAAAGCTCTTTGTCGATCACAGCGGCTACGTTTCCAGCGGCGATCTGATCATAGAGCTTTTTGAATGTTTCCGCCGTGGCTTTATTCTCGGCGGCGAACACATAAGCAAGTTTGCTGTTCACCAGATTCATTCCCACCGATTCCGCACACAACGCTAACATATCCGCATAGTAGGTAACAATATCCATAATCCCGCCGTAATCGGGCTGTAGTCTAACCAGTTCACACTGTAAGCCAATGCGAGGTTCTAGTGTGCCAGACAGGAGCGGGTTCGTGATGATAGCGTTCGTCGGCTGGTAGAACACATCATACCCACGCAAACCGCAAGCCTGTGGGATCACTCCGTATCGATCTGTATTGACTACTGCGAAAAAGCCCCAACAGTACAGTGTGTAAAGAGTATAGTTTTTTGACCATTCAGCGGGCATCTCCCATTTAAAGACGCTCATTGCTTTCTGTAAAAGATACCTCTGAAAATAAAGAGATAAGCTGGTATTCCGGCAATGGACGGTACTCGGCGAAATCACCGAGTTCGCCGCATTGATATAGTCTGCTGAAAAGGGTATCCCATTATACATTCCTTCTATCCCTCCGCTTCTTTTTACTGAGAATAGCGATCAGAAACGTCGTTCCCGATCCGGGTAATGCCCCGGTACTGAGGAAGCGATAAATTAACACTGCATTGTTATAACGCTCTGCTTCGCTGAGGTATCGGTTTCCTTTCGCCCATGTTGTGATAGTCATGTCATTTGCATGGGAAACGATATAGTCATAACAGTTCCGCGCATACTGCACACGCGCGTCCCACGAACTGTCATGGATTCCTTCCCAGCCGATATTCCATGCATGAGTTAATGCTTCAATGTCTGTGCTGTCACTGGTCAAAAATTCAGTCAGATTATTGTAAGCCGATGCTTCCCCGGTGCTGTACCAGACATTTTCGTGGATCAGATAGTTCAGCTGACCAACTCCATCATCATCCACATAGCCGTTGTTCATTAACCATTCATTTAACTTGTACAGTCTCCCATGCGTATCCCCTTCTGTGTTCGTCCACTGACCAAGACCGAACCCGACAAGCAGATCAGTAAACGTGGATTCATTCAGATCCTGCCAGATTCCGGGATTGATGCCGGACTCCTGCCAGAAGTTTCCACAGATAGCGGCTACCACATAAGCACTGCTTCCTTTCGCTCCGCTTGCTCCACTGCCAAAGCGGTGGCAAGTGTCCCAGGTAGCAGGATTGCTGTCACCCGTGTTAATGGAAACCTGCTCTCCGAGAGGATAAGTGGAACTGTGCGCACCCATGGTTCTGCGCCCGTCATAGACCATTTCTGTGTGATTCCCGTAATTGTTGTTCCGCACAAGAATATCACCGGGTTTCCATGCATCAGCAACCGGGACACGGTTAAAGCCGAGGGCATCCAGTACACCGCCCATGTCATAAGTGGTGAATGGCCATGACTGGCCTCCATGCGCGGGAACCACATCAAAGCCGGATGCCAGAAGAGCATACCAGATAAAGGAACTACAGTCATAATAAGTAATTCCGTTAACTGTCTGCTGATTCCGGTACGTCTGTGAGTAGCCGACATTCTTTTTGTTACAGGTATCAATAGCCCATTGATATGATACCTGTATATTGCCCGCCATTAACGGTACCTCTTGATGATCGGGAGAAGTTCATTTACGCATTTCTGCACACTGACAGGATCAAAGCCGTCCGCTTTTAACCGTTTGATGCGGTCACTTCCGTTTCCATAGTTCCCGCCAATTACCAATATAGCTACTGCAACAGTAGTCGGCAGTGAATACATTTTAATCTCACTCATAATAAAATCCCCCTTCTAAAAATTCTTTTACCATTTTCTTTTCCGGTTCGGTTGCGGAAAAATTGATCGCACCATTTTCCACTTTCACATACCCGGTACAATCAGAAATCTTCCGGTGCTGACAGAGCGGTGAGCCGTTATCAGCTTTGTCATACGCGACTTGCGAAAAATAGTTCGCTTTCAGCGCAACAAAGTGACCAAGACCAATTGCCGCCATACCGCTGTTAGTCCCGGTTGTATTCAAAATGCTGTTGCTCGCTTCCATGGATGAAGCGATACCAGACCCAGAAAAAGCGCCAGCAAGACCAGACACCAGTCCGTTCCACGCCGTTGATAATGCACCAGATAAGCCTGAATATTGTTTTTCGTAGTTGAACGCGACATTGGAAAGCTGTATGGTCACACCAACTTGCGCCTGGCCTTCATAGAGAAGTCTGTAGTTCTGAGTATCCTCACCAACCCTTGATTCGATTCGCAGGATTCCCTTACCAGTCACAAAGTCAAATGTCGCCGTGAAAAGAACATCATCAACAATTTTGTTACCGTCCAAGGGGATCACGCCCCACGGATCGGCTACCGCGTAATACTCAGCAAAGGGCGGATATCTCAGATAAACCAGATCCTCATTATGCGGGCGTTTCGGTCTTTTCAATGTCAACGTCTGCGAGGATGTAGTAGAAATCAGCTTGTGCCCTGTCAGTGTCGGAGTAGACCAGAACCCGAACCCAAGCGGTGTTGCTCCTTCTTCTGCAGGAACTGGAACAGGGAACCACAAGCAAGAAACCACATATTGAAAGGGGTCAATGAATGCTTTCGCTACATCTCCTGCGAAATCGGTAATCTGATCCCAAGACTGAATAGAACCGAGCATGTAGGCGCGAAAAGCCGCCATTTCTGCGCCTGTCAGTGCATAGTACGCGACACCGCCTGCGACCGTATCATTGTTGTTTACCAGACCCACCACATAAGTTCCTTTATCCAGATCTGGGTTTACCCAGTCCCAAGAACCCACGTTTGATGCGTTTTCCACGCCGACGACGGTAGGATATAAGCTATCAATGATTGTCGGGTCTTGGAACGTAGCGCATCTCAGAATATAAGCGGTGGTGTCACCAATCACTGTTTTATACGTTGCAAGAACATCCTCAGACAGAACGACGCGCCAGATACCTTTTTCCCAAATCACATCCTGCACAAAGTAATACCGTGAGAAAGCGGGGATATAGGCATAGTTGTAAGTAGTCACATTTTCAACCACTTCCAGTTCCGGTCTGATGATAGAGGTGTTATCTTTTAAAACGGCTTGTATAGTCAATCCCCCCGCTGAGGGGGGATTTTTTGTACTGTTGAGCCGTTTAGAAAAGGTGTAAAGAGTAACTGATAATGCCATGTTAACTCCTTTCTTTACGTTTCATGTGAAACATTATGAAGCGGTTGGATCGGCAACATAAAAGACGATAGCATTTTCCGTAAAATCATTCCAGTAACGATCTGTGAAGTGCCAGAACTGATTGTAGTAGCCACCTCTAGCATTGAACGGACTTGGCTGTGACCACTCGTTTACGGTTGTGTATCCTGCCGCTTCTTCATCAAAAAGAACGCCGAATACATTATTGATAGCTATGTTGCCACTCGTGTTCAGAGTGCCATCTTTGTTCAGCATCACCGGATTGTTCTGAATCTGAGAAGGATTTAAAGCCGACTGCCAGAAGTTCACTCTTTCAAAGTCAACGAGTTTGAGAAAGTCGGGATTGAAAACACTAGAATAAATCTCGCTGTTGATTTTATTAACCAAATCAGTATACAGATAGAACTTCATTCTGTCTTTCGGAGTATGCCGAACAACCGTATAGTTCGTCAGCTGTGAAGAGAACAGTGTGTTCCTGTCTGTCATTAAATCCGCAAGCGTATTGATTGTTGAAAATGCGAATTTCACAAAGCTTTCAAAATTCTCCGCTTTGAAAATATCGTTGACCCCTAACGCCCTGCCGTTTGTCTCATTATACAACGACAGAAGATCGATTGCACGTTTGCCGCCGTTTGATTTTGCCATGGTATTTGCCGTACCGGCTGTTGTCTCAGCCGCATAAATACCAGAAATCAGATTATTGATTGTAGCTCTTGCGGTTTCCTCATGCGCCTGCTCAATCATATCCGAAGCGTTCTGCATGACCATCGAAATGAAGGACGCGAACTCATCGGGGGAAGAGAAAGCGCAATCAAGCTGATCTTTGTAGATCGTCACCGACTTCTGATACTGATTCGCACCGTAAAAGTTTGTCTGTAAAACTTTCGGTTTGTTAACCTTATACTGATCAATAGACTCCCCGTCAACCAGCTTCAAACGATCATCATCCTCGAACGGTTTGTCGATCGTCAGAAGTTTACGAACATGATTTCCATACCGCTGATTGGATACGTTCAGCCCTCTAAATTTCCGTGTGTACGGTCTGACAGAGAAAATTGTCCGTGACAGAACCTGTGAAATTGCAGTAGTCAACGGGTCGTAACCAGTTTTCAACGCCATCTGTGCAACAGACACAAAGGAAGCAGTATCAACCGGTGCAATATTATTCACTCCAGTAGCCTGATTTGTAATCGCTGTCAGCACGGTTGACAGCTGATCAAAGCTTAAATCATTTGCCATTATTTTTTTTCTCCTTTCGGGTTGATGATGGATGCTAAAATATCATCGGTGGTTTCCCTCTGTGTGACGGGCTGAGATGAGAAAAGCAATGCCTGCTTTTTCATGTCCTCCCGAAGTCCTAACAGAGCATCCAGAACGGGATCACCGGATGTTTCCGTCTGCTGAACCTGGGCTGTCTGCTGAACCGGAGCTGTCTGCTGAACCTGGGCTGTCTGCTGAACCGGAGCTGTCTGCTGAACCGGGGCTGTCTGCTGAACCGGGGCTGTCTGCTGAACCGGGGCTGTCTGTAAACCAGCAAGAGCCACAATCTGATCTCGGGTGAACCCGGCTTTTGCTAACACTAAAATGTCTTCCTGTTTCATTTTTCTTTTTCTCCTTTCAATGATTCTTCCAGTCGGATAAGTGCCTGTGTGTTGTTGTTTAATGCATCTGTGATTTTTTCCATTTCCGCTTTATGGCTGTCGCTCTCTTTCATCATTCGCCAAAAGAGCGCGCCGCAACAGACGATTGGAAATCCCAACGTCTGCACCATGGTCATGATGACATTCGCGTCCATATCCACCTCTTTCTATCCCGGTTTAATAAAACAGGCGGTGTAATACCGCCTGCCGAAAAGGATTCCTGTTCCGAAACATAGAACATGTGCATCCTTCCGGGATTGTTTCTAGCACTTCCTTTTCACCTATGATTATAACATGGAACCATCTTTTTAGCAAGATGTTTCACGTGAAACATTTTGTAAAAAGAACTTGAATGATATAGTTTTCAAGATAAAGGGAGCGTGATAGGAACGCAATCCAGAGGTAACGATATTTCAAACGGAATCGCACCTTATCATTTTCACTCATGCTATAATTTTCTTTGAACACACCAGACTTGAATGATGTGACGTAGTACTCCTGCCGTGACTTGTGACGATAGATATACATTTCCCCTACGTGAACCAACGGTTTGAACTCTTTGATGTTTCTACTTCCTATATTGTCCGCCCTGTCTTTCGTGAACACATTTTTCAGTGCCATCTGGTAAAAGTCAGAATCCCTTGACACCAGATTGTACAATGCTGTCTTTTCTTTCGCTTCCGAAATCGGGCTGTCTTGACAGATGATCAGCGCCAGACCCCTTTCTTTATCAATCCAGATAGATGTGCCATTTTGATACATCTTCTCGGCTCTTAGCACAAGTCCTAGTGATATGAACAATTCATTTGCCATGTTATTACTATTAGCGGCGCAGATCACTTTGACGGGTGGAATCCCTTTCAATTCACGGTTTCGGTTAATTGTTTCATAGCAGTTAAAGAAAGCTTCCGCTTCGTTTTTCAATGGTCGCTCATGGGCTTCTGCAATGAACTCATCGTAGAAGATGAGAGAGATATCACTCGCATCAAAACCCCTCATATTCGAAATGGTTGACAGTGCAAGGGAATAACAGAACGGTTCTGGTGAAATAATCGTTCCTTCCATATCCGTTTCATAAAACGCACTGCTCTGCTTTGTTAGTGATACCGCCTTAAACAAGCGATTCATATCTCCCAGTACTGGTTTGAGCGGTGAAAATTCCGGTTTGGATATGAGATCAGCTTGTGTCTGCGTCCTTCTCATCAGAGCAAACTTGATCTTCTTCTCAATGGCAAACTTACATACACCGTACGTTTTCCCTGTTCCCCGGCCGCCGACAATAAAGATAAACGGCACATCTATATTGTATATTGCTGGTATGTTGATAAAACCGTTGCGGTCATATATATTCTTCTCTTTCATATGATACACCTCTATGGAAAAACCCCGTTAACGGAACGGGGCTTTACTTGAAATACACAAATGAGATAAAGTTTTTATAATTTGTTAACTAGTTACTCGGCATAGGCACAAGTGATAAAGTGCCGTCCCGCTTTTGACTGACCAGCGATTACTTTTACGGCTGTGATCTCTTCTCCGTTGTCTGTGAACATGTCACACAGAACTGAAAAAGAATCTATGAATGTTTTACTGTTAGTCGCATATGCGACATTGTCCTCTGTCAGGATAGACAGAATAGTCTGTACATTTCCGTCCTTATCCAGATCAGAATAGAGCATCCAGTTTTTTACCGGAATAACCATTCCCTCTGCATCTCGCATTCTCCGGATCTGCGGGTTAATGCTCATTAAATACTGTTCTTTTACAGAAATTGTTTCATTTTTGCTTTTAATCACTTTCATAGTTATTTCACCTTTCTTGTTGCGTTCTTGATAAATTCATCCGCATCCATAGAGTATACATCCTCTGTGGTTAAGATTACCTTGAAACTGAGATAGCCCTTATCCTCCATGAGGTAGCTTTCGATGCGTTCCTTGGACGGCATTCTCAGAGTCATAAATTTTTTGGTAACAACTTCTTCTGTTTTTGTTTCCTCGTCGTAGCGTTTCACTTCTAACAGAGTGGTTACTACTGTCTTGGTAATACTTCCTTTCATGTTATTGCTCCTTTCTTTACATCACCTATTATAAACCCGTTTGTAGTTTTTGTCAAGCTAATAAATTTGTGCCTTTTAAAATTTTTACTGATTGATTATACAACAGGGCATCCTGCAATATATCCTCATATTCCTTTGTAATGCCTACAGCATAAGTAGTAGGGCGTAGAACCACATTCTTGGTTATTTCGATTATCTTGCCATCTTTATTTTTATATTTTGTTATTTCTGGATTGTCATTATAAACAGTTTCCAATTTGCCACAATCGCTAAATACGAAACCCGGCTTTAATACATCCAGCCCGCCCTTCCTATTTAATTCTTCTGCGCCTGCTTTTTTCGGGACACCTGCGACCGCGATCTTTAATTTTCCGTCAGATTCATATGCATACTTTTTCGCACCCCACGTGATGAAACGGTCTGCATCTGCTTCCTGTTCATAAACTTCCATGTAATGTTCTTTGCCCCTCGGATCAGTAGCCCAAGCACCGTTTTCTTTTGACAACTTTATTTTTTCGTTATTATACTTTGAAAAATCCACATCGCCTAAATACTTGATCGAATCAGTATCACAGTAAATAAACGTTCCGCCTTGGCCAGTTACGATCCTCATTCCCTGTTCCAACTCATACCGCGCCCAAGCGGTACACCATACGCCCCATGTGTACGGTATGAACGCTCTTTTCATGAAATCTTCCAATAATTCTTTTTTGCTTTTCGAACTGTCAATAATAAACTCATCATCCTCATATAAAATCGACTCTTTGACGGGATCTTGTGCTGTCATTCCATAGATAGAATTTAATTTATTCTTTGATTTCATGTAAAGATACTCTTGACCATCTACATCTTTCAATTCTGTTTTCTTCCTATAGTATTCACAGATCGTGTCTACCATGACAGACGGTAATTTCCCGTATCGTGCACTGTAGACCTCGATTGGCACGATCTCATCAATGTGATACTCTTCTACGATGATTCGCAAATCAACATCTGTGATGGATGTTTCCAAATAATCAGCGCTCAATATACGACCGTTATCGAAAACTCCATTGATAATACTCCGGCACTTATCTTTTGCCAGATAGGGACAACCCCAAGAATAGTCATTCAGTGAAACGCCACGAAATGATACCCTCATAAGGATTGCTTTTTCTCTTCTTTTCATCATGTCAATGATCTGCGATGCGTCTGGAACAGGTTTTGAAATTTTGTGAAAACGAGTGACTGGATACGCACAATTGCACTGTACTCCTGGGTAACTTGATGATCTGTCTGCCGAATGTACACCTTCCAATATCCAACCTGCATAAAACCTGTTTGCATGGGTGTTTCCGCCCCTGAACGCTTCTCTTTCTAGTTGATATGTTTCAAAATCGGGCTGAATGCCCATGATCCATCTGTTCCCTGTCAGTGCGTTTTTTACGTCACGGCGAACATAACCGGTTGACGTCAAGGGGATCGTGTAGAGCGTGTCACCATCGTTTTTCATCTCAGTTTTGATGGCTTCTACTAGACCCTGCACATCGTTGATGCAGTATGCCAGTTCGGTTTCTGATAATTCAGTGTAACTGAAACGCTGAACGTTATAATCCAGATCGCCGGATAATTTCTTATGCTTTACATTCATTTTTTCTGTGAACACTTCCAAGGACATGTTCGTTTGAATATATGAGCATCGAAACTCGAAATGATCGTACATTTCACACTTGCAGACCTTTCTTTTATCCAGAGCAAATACCTCTTCTTTCGAAAACGGATAGATGCCGGAAAGAAACTGAAATTCAAAGGAAAGGTTATGGACATATACTACAATGTATTCCATGTCTTCCAAACGTCCGGTTATTTCTTGCATGAAATATCTAAACTCCTCCCATGTTCTTCCTATCACTGTGCAGTTTTCGTCTACTTGAAACTGCCAGATGTACATGACAGATTGCTCTATTTCTTTTATTCTTGTAGTTTCAATGTCAAAAGCGCAAACTAAATTATTGTAGTTTTTCTTGTTGCGAGATCCTTTTTTCCTTTTAACTTTTCCTGCTTTTTTAAAAATCGAGTAATCAAAATCATATACATCTGTTATCATATCATTTTTTACCTTTCTTTAACAAACTCAAAATCTCATCGGCACTCTTTGATTCGATATCCGGCAGATTACTGATTTTATCTCGATTCTTAAGCCAACTTTCGAGGTCTTTTGCTAATTCTGTCGGTGCAACCTTGTAGCGTGTTGCTTCCCATAATTTTACAAGGACCTCTGAATCGTATTGAAGATCAGTAGCCTGCTCAGATAATAACTCCATAAAATCTGTGAAATTCTGAAAATTCTCCTCTGTCACATCATAATCGTATGAGCGTAGCTTTTTTATTTTTTGCGCTCTCAACTCATACTGACCAGTAACAGTAGAAAGAGGATTGTGTATAAAGCGTGCTAATTGTGACAACGCCAATGGCACTTGCCGTTCTGTCAGTTCTGACAGTTTTTTCGTGTTCGTTGCATTATACTTATATGCGGAGGACTTGCCGAAACCTGCTTTAGAAAGTCTGGAAAGACGTTTGACCGCTATTGCTCGAAGCCTTGAATACTCTTTTCTCACCTCAGAAGGTGTGTAGTTATTTATAAGATATTGAGGATTATAGCGCTCGAGTGATCCAAAGCCAAGTTTGGCAGAGGGTTTGAATTTTGCCATTGTGTGTTCTCCTTTCTATGTTTCACGTGAAACTTTAAAAACCAAATAAGTAAAGTATAGGCAGTGCTATGATTGATAGCACTGCCAAAATCGATATAAATATAATCTGTACTATTTCTTTCATTTTCTCTCCTTTCTATGCAATATGCAATAGGAGATAATCACCGTACTCACCACTCTCCAAACTGTACCTCTCAATTCTAATTCTAGTATTTGAAGGTAATAAATCCGACAAAATGCCTTCGGAAATATATCTATCACCCCTATAAATCACGCACCACAATCCTTTGTTAAACTTCGTCAATTCTAAAACACTCTGTAAAGTATACATATGTTTCTCCTTTCATTTAAAACTGTTATCTTGTTTCTAAAAAGATTATAGCACACTAGTTATTCTTTGTCAACAACTATTTTATATTAACTAAAACTTGTGCTGTTAACAATTCTAGTGCATAGACAAGTGCATGTGGGAACTTTAGTGTGGTGAAGCGTTAATGCGTTACCACTTTAATGTGCTAAAGTACTACCAC